CCGTCTGCCGGAGAACGTGAAGGCGCTGTTCAAGAACGCCCAGACTGCGCAGGAGCAGGTCGCACCGCCCTCGCTGAGCACCCCCGTGGCCCAGGCCATCGCCGAGTTCGCAGCGAAGGCCGGCATGGCCGAGTTCGCCGACGTGTGGGCGCTGACCTGTGCCTCCGTCGAGGACGCGCAGCGGGCAATGGCCGAGGCCGGCGAGATTCGTTCGCTGTGCGCCGTCGCAAAGGCGAGCGATCGGGCGACCGGTTTCATCCGCGACGCGGCGCCCCTGGCCAAGGTGCGCGAAACCCTGATCGCCGCACGCGCGGAGAAGGACGAGGCTACGCACACCAGCAACGTGAAGAACACGCAAGGATCTGCCCCGACGACGCAGCAGGGGGCGTTCTCTGTTGAGGAAATCTATGCTGCTCGCCGCAAGGCAACCAACTGAAGGAGAAATGAGGAATGGCGACTCTCGTTGAAGGCATTCACACCGCCGAGTTCATGCTGTCCAGCCAGGACACGCTGAGCCGGGATCAGGTGACCGTGGATCGATCGGCTGCAGCCCTCGCGGCCGGCACCGTGATGGGCAAGAAGACCGTGGCAGGCAGCGCCGCGTCGGTGACGGGGTCCATCTCGGGCACCACGCTGACCGTGACCGCACTGGGCTCGGGCGCGCTGACCGTGGGGCAGACGCTCAGCGGTTCCGGTGTCACGGCCGGCACCAAGATCACGGCCCTGGGCACTGGGACCGGCGGCACCGGGACCTACACTGTCAGCGCCTCGCAAACTGCGTCCAGCACCACGATCACGGCAGCCGGCGCAGTGGCGACGGCCTTCGCCGGCAACACTGGCGACGGCGCGATGGGCGCGATCACGCTGAGCGCAGGCGCGATGGCCGGCACTTACAAGCTGGTGATCGCAGAGCCTGGCACCAACGTCGGCACGTTCGTCGTGGAAGACCCGGACGGCAAGATCGTCGGCCGCGGTGTCGTGGCCAGTGCGTTCTCGGCTGGCGGTCTGGCGTTCACGCTGGCGGACGGTTCGGCGGACTTCGTGGCCGGCGACGGCTTCAACATCGTCGTGGGTGCCAATTCAGGCAACTACGCCGCCTACGCGTCTGGCAATGCCGATGGCACGCAGAACGCCCTGGCCGTGCTGTACGACAACGTACCGGATTCGACGACCGAGCAACAGGCAGTGGTCATCGCGCGCCTGGCGGAAGTCAAGGGCTCTGCGCTCACCGGCTACGACGCTTCGGCCACTGCGGGGCTCGCCGCGGTCAACATCATCGTTCGCTAATCGCGGCGAGCAATCAGGAAAAGGAGCAATCTGACATGCCGACTTTGGACATTTTCAACGACGACGCCTTCTCGCTGCGGTCCCTGACCCTGGCGATGCAGAACGTCCCCTATCAGCCGCGCCTGATCGGCGCCATGGGCATCTTCAACGAGGCCGGCGTCACGACCAACTTGATGCAGATCGAGCAGAAGGGCACCACGCTGTCGCTGATTCCGGCCGTCCCCATGGGCAGCCCCGGCCGTCCGGAGACGAAGGACAAGAGTAAGCTGATCCCGATCGCGACCGTACACTTGCCCCAACGCGAGAGCGTGACAGCGGCCGAGGTGCAAGGTGTGCGCTCGTTCGGCACCGAGGGTGACCTGAAGACCGTGCAATCCCTGGTGAACACGCAACTGCAGAAGATGCGCAACAACCTGGACGCCACGATCGAGTGGCAGCGCATCGGCGCGATCAAGGGGCAGGTGCTGGACGCGGACGGCACCACGGTTCTGATGGACATGTTCACGACCTTCGGCCTGACGCAGCAGACGCACGCCATGGCGCTGGGCGTGGACTCCACCAAGGTGAAGATCAAGGTCACCGAGGCCATCCGCAAGGTCGAGGACAAGCTGGGCGGCATCATGACGACCGGCTACGTGGCGCTGTGCGGCAAGGGCTTTTTCGACGCCCTGGTCAGCCATCCGGCCGTCGAGGCCGCCTACAACCGCTGGTTGGACGGCGCGTTCCTGCGCGACCTGCAACGCGGAGCCGACAGCGCAGCCTCTTCGGGCTTCCCCTTCGCCGGGGTGGCCTGGCGCGAGTACCGCGGCTCGGTGAGCGGACAGAGCTTCATCGGCGACGACGACGCCTACCTGATCCCGATGGGTGTGCGCGACATGTTCCAGACGCGCTTCTCGCCGGCCGACTACATGGAGACCGTGAACACGGTCGGCATCCCCTACTACGCCAAGCAGGAGCGCATGAAGTTCGACCGGGGCGTCGAGATCGAGTCCCAGTCGAATCCCATCAACTTCAACTCGCGGCCCGATGCGGTCGTCAAGTTGACCAAGGTCTAAGCGGGGGACTGAAGGTCGGGCTTCGCGCCGCAGTTGCTTCGCGCTCTGCGGCGCATCTTTTCAAAGGGGTTTTGCGTGGGCTTCTCGAACGCTGCGTTTCAACGTGCCACCAGGGCGATCCTTCGCCACATGGGTAGCGTCGCCACGCTGCGCGGGGCGCCCACGCAGCACTCAGTGGATATCGAGCGCGATGTGCAGTACGCCGGCATGGACGGCGAACTGGTCGTCGCGCAGTACGTCGCGACGTTCGACGCGTCCGAGAACGCCCAGGTTGGCGACACGTTCTCCGATGCTGGCGTGAACTACAAACTTGATGTCCTGCTGGATGACGATGGCTATGCCAGGCGTTTCGTTTTGCTGAAGGTCTGATCGTGGCAACGGCAATCAAGATCGACGTTACCCAGGTGCAGGCCGCTGCCAAGGCGCTGTTGCGCATGGATCAGGCCAGCCTTGCCGATGCGTCGCGTAGAGCCGTGAACGGAGCCGCACAACGGGGGTTCGACAAAGCCAGGCAGATCATGCTGGTCGGGGTGAACGTCACAGACGATTACGTCAAGTCGAAGATGGACGTTGAACTGTCGGCCGGGTCGGCAAAGGCCGAGGCCCAGATCATCGCGTTCCGCTCCGGCGGACGACGCGCGACGGAGCGTCCGACGAACCTGCGGCAGTTCGGTCTTCAGCAACTGCAGACCATCACCAACTGGACCAATGCCGGCGTCAACACCAAGTCCGGGGCGCGCCTGAACGTGCGATCGAAGCTGGAGAATCCTCGCAAGCCCGGCGCAACGCTGCCGTTCAAGAAGCGTGTCGGCGCGAAGCAACTGAGCATCGCCGTGGGACGGAAGCAAGCAGGTATCTCCGTCGAGGTGATCCGCGGTCAACGGAAGGAGATCTCCTTCGCGTTCCTGACGCCTGCGCGCAGGGGCAATGTGGCCGGCGGCCAGGGCCTGCTAGCGTTCAAGCGCCTGAAGAGCGATCGGAAAGGCAAGGGTAAGCTGGTATCGCTGCACTCGCTGGCAGTGTGGCAGATGTTCCGTCACGCGCTACCTAACGTGACCCCACTGGTCGCGAAAGATCTGGAACAAAGCGTCGTTGATGAGATCGACGCGCAGATCAGGAAGGTCGTCAACGGATGAGCGTCGAGAGCACCCTGGCCGAGCGCATTGCCGAGCGCCTGGCGTTGATCAAGATCGACGACGGCTATGCCACTGACATCGGCACACGCGTGTTTGCAGGCAAGTTGAAACTGGACCCCGAGACTGAGATTCCTGCAGCCGTACTCATCGAAGAGGACACGCGCGTTGAGGAGTACCAGGGTTCAAACCAAAGCGCGAAGTCGAAGACGGTGCAGCGCTATCTACTGGTCGGTCATGACGTTTGTGATCCGGACGCGCCGAACGAGAAGGCGTACGAGATCCTGGCCGATCTAAAGCGCGCGGTCTTCAGTGGAGATCGAACGCTAGGGCAGATCTGCCGACCGAACGACTTGGTGTATCTCGGTCGTCGCATTGCAGTTCGAGAAGACGGCTCGGCAGTTGTGTCAGCCGCCATCGAGATCGATTGCAAATTCGTCGAAAACTTAACGGACCCTTAGCGCAATCCGCCCGCAGTTGGGCAAAGGGAATCCTCTCGTAAACTCTGCGGCATTTTCAGGAGAAACGAAAGATGGCTGCACGTGGCTTTCTAGGCGCCGGGGATCTGTACATCTCCCGGCAAGTGGGCGGGGTGTTTCAACCATTCACCGGCCCGTTCGAGTGCTCGAAGTTCGAAATCAAACCGAACATCGAACTGAAGGAACAGGTGTCGAAGGGGCGCACGACCTACGGCCAGGTGATCGAATCGGTCGCCATCCCTCAGCCGTCCGACCTCACGGTGGACCTGGCCGAGGTGAACAAGGAGTCGCTGGCGATCGCCCTGCTGGGCACGGTCGCGGCGCTCAGCCAATCGTCCGGTACGCTTACCGCAGTGGACGTGACGGCCGACCTGGACAACTGGGTCGAACTGACCAAGGCCGCCCTGACCGGCACGGCCACGGTGACGAACGCAGGTGCGACCGTGACCTACGTCGAAGGCACCGACTACATCCTGAATCGGCAACTGGGCTGGTTCAAGGCCATCACGGGCGGCGCGATCACCGACGCCCAGGCGCTGAAACTGACCAGCACTTACGCGGCAATCAGCGGCACCGAGATCAAGGGCGCCACGCAAGCCCAGGTGCGCGCGAAGTTCAAGCTGG